ACCACTCCTTCGACTTCTTTGGTGCTGTTGCAAGCCCAGCAGAAGCTGAACGAGAACGCCGCCGTGATGTCGCCCCGCTACGCAACGGTTAACCCCGCTGCCAACGCTGGTCTGGTTGAAGGCATGAAAGGCTTGTTTAACCCCACCGACACCATCAGCAAGCAGTTCAAGAACGGCATGATGGGCACCGGCGTGCTGGGCTTTGATGAAGTCAATATGTCGCAGTCCATCAAGCAACACACCACCGGCACTCGCGCTGCTACCGGTAACACTACCGGCGCTGCTGTGACTTCCGAAGGTTCGTCTACCTTGACCCTGACTGTTGGCTCTAGCGAAACCATTGCTGTTGGCGACGTGTTCACAATCGCTGATTGCTACGCTGTCAACCCGCAAACCCGTGAGTCCACCGGTTCGCTGTTCCAGTTTGTGGCTTTGGCATCTTCGACCAGCACCACCACCGCTACCGTGACCGTTGCACCCATGTACTCGGCTTCGCACGCTCTGGCGACCATGCTGACTTTGCCTGCCAACAGCAAAGCCGTCGTGTTCACCGGCACTGCAAGCACCCAGTACCCGCAGAATCTGATCTACCACAAGGACGCAATCACGTTCGCTACCGCTGACTTGTTGCTGCCCCAGGGTGTTGACATGGCTGCGCGTTCCGTCCACAACGGTATCAGCTTGCGCGTTGTTCGTCAGTACGACATTAACAACGATCGTATGCCTTGCCGTATCGACGTTCTCTACGGTTACAGCACCATCCGTCCGCAGATGGCTTGCCGTATGTGGGGTTAATCAGTAAATCTTTTTTGAAGGAAAATTATCATGGCTCTACCTAATGGCGCAGGCGGTTACCAAGTTGGTGACGGCAATCTGACTGAGGCTCAACTTTCTGTCCAAACTATCCCCGCGTCTTTGACTGCGGACACCACTTTGACCGCCGCGCAAGTGGCTGTTGGTTTGGTTGTTTGTGCAAAAGCCTCTGACGCTACATTGACAGTGACTCTGCCCACAGCAGCGTTGCTTGATGCAGCTATTCCTAGCGCAAAAGTCGGTTCAGCTTTTGACATGACTATTTGCAACAACAACAACACCGGCGCATCGTCTACCGTACCTGTTACCACAGGCACTGGTATTACGATTTTTGGTTCGGTCACTGTCCCACGTTTTGGTTCGTATACCTACCGTTTCGTGAAGACTGGTGATGCGGCTTACTCGGCGTTTTTGAAGTAAACCTGACAGGGGCTTCGACCCCTGTTTTCTAAGGAAACATCATGTCAAACACCCAAGCGGTAGGCGTTGCGTACAGCGACCCCGAATTTACTACCTGCTACGCAAGCCAAGAAATTGGCTACAGCGCAGCAGCCCAAGGTGCGGTGACTCAGCTAACCAGCAAATCCACAGGCGTGACGCTGAACACTAGCGCAGGTCGCATCACCATGAACAACGCAGCATTGGCCGCTGGCGCGGCTGTGTCGTTTGTGTTGACCAACAGTTCAATTTCTATCAATGACACAATCATTGTGTGCGTTTCTAGCAATACAACTGGTAGCGCGGCTGGGGCTTACACCACTTACGTTTCGTATTTGGCTGCTGGCTCTGCTTTGATTACGTTGCGGAATTTGACTGCGGCAACTTCATATTCTGAAGCTGTCATCATTAACTACGCCATCATCCACGGCGCAAGCTAAAAAGGAGGGGGCCACAAGCCCCCTTTCTCACCTATGGTCATTTATCTCAAACACCCCATCCACGGCGCTAAAGTCGCAACTATGCACCTTGAAGCAGAAGCCGACGAGAAAAACGGTTGGGTGCGATATACTTTGGATACGCCAAATGATTTTGAATTGGCGGCTCCCGTGAACGTCCTGGAAGTAAAGCGGCGTAGAAAAGTTGAACTAGAAGGAATCTAGCTATGGCAACCTACACTGCGGGCGACCAAATCAATCGTTCATTGCGGTTGCTCGGTGTATTGGCCGAAGGCGAGACTCCATCCGCATCGGTGTCTCAAGACGCGCTGATGGCGCTGAATCAGATGATTGATTCGTGGAATACCGAACGGCTTTCCACTTTTGTTACCCAAGACCAAATTTTTACATGGCCTGCTGGTGAAATCACCCGCACACTAGGCCCGTCCGGCGATTTTGTCGGTTTGCGGCCCATTCTGATGGATGACGCGACCTATTACCGCGACCCAGGCACAAACGTCAGCTTTGGCATTAAGTTCATCAACCAGCAGCAGTATGACGGTATTGCGGTCAAAACCGTAACGTCTACCTACCCACAGGTTTGCTGGGTAAACATGGGGTTTCCTGACATTACGCTGACAATTTACCCCAAACCCACGCGGGATTTGGAATGGCATTTTGTGAGCGTGCAGGAACTTGATCGGCCAGCTAACTTGTCCACAGTTATGTACTACCCGCCGGGCTACCTGCGGGCGTTTACCTACAACTTGGCGATGGAATTCGCCCCTGAGTTTGGCGTTGAACCAAGCCCGCAAGTGACACGCATTGCCATGACCAGCAAGCGCGATTTGAAGCGCATCAACAATCCTGACGATGTGATGTCAATGCCTTACGCCATTGTGGCTACCCGCCAGCGGTTTAACATCTACGCCGGAAACTACTGATGCAGACTCCGATACTCGGCGCGTCTTACGTTGCCCGCAGTATCAACGCTGCGGACAACAGGATGGTCAACTTGTTTCCGGAAATGACGCCGGACAACGGGCAGACCGCTGCTTTTCTGAACCGAGCCCCTGGGCTAGAGTACCTGCAATCTATTGGTGAAGGCCCAATTCGCGCATTGTGGGCGCATCAGACCAACGGCAGCGACTTCTACGTTGTGTCTGGCAACGAGGTTTATAAGATGTCCACCTTGACCGGCGACCCCGTGCTGTTGGGCACGGTGTCAGGTACGGGGCCGGTGTCCATTGCGGACAACGGCACGCAGCTATTTTTTGCTTGCAACCCAGACAGCTACATCTACAACGAGGTCACCAACGTTTTCCAGCAAATCACCGACCCTGACTTTCCAGGCGCGGTGACGGTTGGCTACCTTGACGGCTATTTCGTATTCAACGAACCGGACAGCCAGCGCGTATGGGTGACTTCCTTGCTGGACGGCCTATCGGTTGACCCGCTAGACTTTGCCAGCGCCGAGGGTTCACCCGACGGGTTGGTCGGCCTAATTGTTGACCACCGCGAGGCATGGCTGTTTGGCACCGATTCGGTAGAGGTCTGGTACGACGCTGGGCTTGCTGATTTTCCGCTTACACGCATTCAAGGTGCGTTTAACGAGATTGGCTGCGTAGCGGCATTCTCAATCGCCAAGCTGGACAACGGATTGTTTTGGTTAGGCACCGATGCACGCGGCCAGGGCATTGTCTACCGCGCCAACGGATACACCGGCCAACGAGTGTCCACCCACGCTATTGAGTACGCCATTGCCCAATACAGCGACATTTCTGACGCTGTTGCGTACACCTACCAGCAGGAAGGCCACGCTTTCTATGTACTGACGTTTCCTACGGGTAACGCCACTTGGGTCTACGATGTGGCTACGCAAGCATGGCATGAGCGTGCTGGATGGCTTAATGGTGCGTTCACCCGCCACCGCAGCAACTGCCAATGCAATTTCCTTGGCAACACCGTTGTCGGCGATTTTGAGAACGGCAACATCTACAAAATGAGTTTGGATGTCTATTCAGACAACGGCGACACTCAGAAATGGTTGCGTTCATGGCGCGCGTTGCCCACAGGCACAAACAACCTTAAGCGCACCGCGCACCACAGCTTGCAATTGAACTGCGAGTCAGGCGTTGGCTTGATTGACGGCCAAGGTTCTGACCCGCAAGCTATGCTGCGCTGGTCGGATGACGGCGGCCACACCTGGAGCAACGAACATTGGTCGCCAATGGGTAAGATTGGGGCTTATTACCAGCGCGTCTTTTGGCGGCGGCTGGGAATGACCACCAAGCTGCGCGATAGGGTTTACGAAGTGTCTGGCACCGACCCCGTGAAGGTTGCCATTATGGGTGCAGAACTAATTTTGAGTCCAACCAATGCCTAGTCAACTCAACATCACAAACATTCCAAGTTCGCGTGTCGAATTCATTGACCCGCGCACGGGTTTGATTTCGCGTGAGTGGTATCGGTTTTTCAACAACCTGTTTGCCTTGACAGGTGGCGGCAACAACCAGACTTCTTTGGACGATTTGCAGCTTTCTCCGCCAGCATCTCCAACCATCATCACTACTACGAACACTTCTAGTAGTCCGGCAATCTATGCTTTTGCTGCGGCGCATGGGTAAACTATGATTAGACTCGACACCGTAAATCGGTCACTTGCGCTGTACTTGGGCGGGGCACAAGCCACCGCGCCTTTGCAGGCTGTCGTGTCCTATTCTGACCAGACCGCCACAACCTATTTGGGCGGCACCAAACTTACCAATTCCAACGGCACATCAGCGGTCACCATCTGCTCTGCGCCTGCTGTAGACGTTATCCGCGACATTGACATGGTGACCATTTTGAACACCGATACGGTGTCTCAAGTGGTGACGGTGGAAATGCTGGATACGTCCACGCCGTACCTAATTAGCACGGTCACCCTGCTGGTGGGCGAAAAGCTGACCTACACCCACGGCAGCGCATGGCAGGTTGTGGATAACTCGGGCAACGTTAAATATGTTGTCTTGTCCACATCCGGCGTTAATTCGTTTAGCGGCGGCTCTACGGGCTTAACGCCTGCCACGGCTACCACGGGTGCCATCACCTTGGGCGGCACGCTTGCAGTGGCATCTGGTGGCACTGGCACGGCAACACCAGCCCTAGTGGCTGGAACCAACGTCACTATTACCGGGACATGGCCCAATCAGACAATTAACTCAAGTGCTGGAAGCGGCACGGTTACCAGCGTTGCGGCCACCGTACCAGCCTTTTTGTCGGTAATTGGCAGCCCAATCACCACTAGCGGCACGCTGGCAATCAGTTATTCGGGCACCGCTTTGCCTATCGCCAACGGCGGCACAGGGCAAACAACAGCGCCTGCGGCTATCACCGCCCTGACCGGCACGCAAACATCGGGCTACTACCTACGTTCTGACGGCACAAACTCTGCCCTAGCGGCCATTGTGGCTGCGGATGTGCCCACACTGAATCAGAACACTACTGGCACAGCGGCTAACGTAACAGGCGTGGTTGCGGTGGCTAACGGCGGCACAAACGCAACTACGGCGGGCGGCGCTAGGACAAGCCTGGGCGCAGCGGCCAGCGGTGCAAACACCGACATTACATCGGTTGCGTTGACCACCGGCACTATCTCAACTGCGCCAAGTTCAAGCACCGATATTGTCAACAAGTCTTATGCCGACAGCATTGCCAGCGGCATCAACTTCCACGCGGCTTGTAACCTTGCCACCACGGCTGCGCTGCCTGCGAACACCTACAACAACGGCACCGGCGGTGTAGGCGCTACGCTGACGGCTACGGCTAACGCTGCATTGGTGGTGGACTCGGTAACCGTCACCAGCGGCCAACGCATTTTGGTCAAGAATGAGGCAACAAGCGCAAATAACGGTGTTTACACCGTAACTCAAGTCGGCAGCGGGGCGTTACCCTACATCCTGACTCGCGCTACGGATTACGACACCAGCGGCACAGGCACAAACGAGATTGACATTGGCGATTTGCTGCTGGTGATTTCTGGCACGGTCAACGCTAATACGTCTTGGGTGCAGCAGACCCCGTTGCCTATCACCGTGGGCACTACGGCAATTGTCTTTATCCAGTTTGCTGCTGTACAAACGTACACCGCAGGCACAGGGTTAACCCTAGCCACCAACCAGTTTTCCATCACCAACACCGGCACGGCGGGCACTTACGGGTCGGCCAGCCAAGTTCCGGTGTTTGTCACCAACGCCCAGGGCCAAGTCACCAGCGTTACCAACACATCAATTGCCATTTCGGGCAGCGCGGTAAGCGGCAACATCTCAGGCAACGCGGCTAACGTGACCGGCACGGTGGCTATTGCCAACGGCGGCTCAGGCCAGACCACCGCGCAATTGGCTATGAATGCTTTTGCTGGTGCGGTCACCAGCGGCTCATACCTGCGCGGCAACGGCACAAACGTGGTGATGAACACGATTCAAGCCGCCGATGTGCCCACGCTAAATCAGAACACCACAGGGTCGGCTGGCTCTGTCGCCAATTCGTTGACATCGGGCACTGGCATATCGTTTAGCGCAGGCACGACATACAACGGCTCGGCGGCCATCACCATCAACAATTCGTTGCCGATGGTGTACCCAGGCGCAGGCATTCCCAATTCTTCGGGCACCGCTTGGGGCACTTCGTACACCACCAGCGGCAGCGGTTCGGTGCTGGCTTTAGTTACTTCACCGGTGTTTGTCACTCCCACGCTTGGCACACCTATTAGCGGCAACTTCAGCAGCGGCACGTTTACTTGGCCCACGTTCAATCAAAACACCACAGGCACGGCGGGTAACGTAACAGGCACCGTTGCTATTGTGAATGGTGGCACTGGTCAAACCACGGCCTCGGCAGGATTTAATGCCTTGTCGCCCATCACAACTACCGGCGACCTGATTCTTGGAAACGGCACAAACAGCGCCACCCGACTAGGCATTGGAACAAACGGCTATGTCCTAACGTCCAACGGCACTACAGCATCTTGGGCTGCGGCTACCGGCGGCGTATCGCAAATTGTTGCGGGCACCAACGTCACCATTTCGCCTGTTGGCGGCACAGGCGTGGTCACAATCAACGCCAGCGGCAGCGGCGGTGCAAGCGCCTACACTCGCACATCGTTTACCGCTACGGCTGGGCAAACCGTTTTTAGCGTGACCTATTCGGTGGGCTATTTGCAGGTTTACGTCAACGGCGTGCTGCTGGCAACATCGGACTACACTGCCTCTAGCGGAACCGATTTCACGCTGGGTGTGGCCTGCGCGTCTGGTGACATTGTTGAGGCTTTGGTCATCACCACGTCGGTGATTGCAAACGGCATCACCACCGGCAAGGCTATAGCTATGAGTATGATTTTTGGGTTTTAGCGTCCAAATGCTACAATGTGGTTTTTGGAAAATAAATGATGTGGACAAATGAACAAAAGCAAGCAGCAAGCGATAGAGCAAAAACAAGATGGTCTGACCCCAACTATAAAATTAAACAAGGCCAATCAATTTGCAAAACGCCACAATGCCCTATATGCGGTGAGTCAAACATTGCAAATTTTTATGTTGATAAAAATGGCCGCAGGACAAATAAAAAATGTAAAGAATGTCATAAAAACGAATGCAAAGGAAGATGGCACAAAAGAACATGGCTTGATCGTTGGGCCTCTAGGCATTACAAATACGGCGTAACCAAAGAATTTTTAATTGGACTTTATGAAAAGCAACAAGGTAAATGTGCAATCTGTAATGAGATTCCTCAATCTGAAAGAGGATTGCACGTTGACCATTGTCATAAAACAAGCAAAGTTCGTGGATTGCTATGTCATGGGTGCAACACTGGAATTGGCGCATTGAAAGAAAACGTTAATGTTTTATTGCAAGCAATTAATTATTTAGGATAGAACATGGCAAACCCGAATATCGTCAACGTTACAGCCATTTATGGCAACACCGCATACCTAGTCCCAACAGGCACGTCAGCCACCACTTGGACGGGGCTTACGCCCGCCAGTGGTACGGTCAACAAGGTCGGCACAATCATGGCCACCAACGTGACCGCAACCGCTGCAACCGTTACAGTGTCTATCAACAGCGCAATTAGTGGCGGCGGTACAGCTTACCGCTTAACGTATCAAACTAGCGTTCCTGGCAATTCATCTTTGATGGTGGTGGACAAAAGCACGTCTATCTATGTCGGCGAAGCGCAATCAATTGTGGTGACATCGGGCACCAGCAGCGCCATCGAAATGGTTGCTACTTATGAGGCCATCACCTAATGAATCGGTTTAAGGGTTCAATTCGGTCTGCTACGGCTGCGGCTAACACCAGTTCTGCGGCGGTAGGAATATGGACTCAAACGGAAGCTATGCAAGGCAAGCAGGCTGGATTGTGGCCCGGATATTCGCCCCCTACCGTTGAATATCTTGTAGTTGCAGGCGGTGGCGGCGGCGGCGGTCAGGTGGGCGGCGGCGGCGGCGCTGGAGGCTATAGAACAGCAACTGGTTTTTCGGTTACTGGTGGAACACCTTACACCGTAACTGTAGGCGGTGGAGGAACAGCGGGCGTTTATATAACCGGCGGCGGCGGCGGCGCAGCATCTATTGGCGGCAACGGAAATTCATCTGTTTTTTCATCCATTACCGCAACCGGCGGTGGCGGTGCTGGCGGTTACCCAGCAGGTAGCGCAACAGGTCAGTCAGGCGGCTCCGGCGGCGGCGGCGGCTCAAATACAACGGCAGGCGGCGCTGGAACAGCCGGGCAAGGTTTTGCAGGTAGTGTTGGCCCATCCGCATTAGCAGGTGGTAGCGGCGGCGGTGCTGGCGCAGTCGGAACTACAACGGCTGGCGGTATTGGTACGAGCAGCGCAATACTTCCTACGTTTTCTGGAACAGGAAACATTGCATCTACAACCGTTTTGACGGTAACGGCAATTACAACTGGCTCAATAGGCCCAGGTGTATTGGTTGCTACTGCAACAGGCATTCCTGCTGGCGCGTACATTACGGAGCAGCTTTATGGCGCAACGGGGTCATCAATAGCAAACACCACATTGAGCGCCAACGCAACGGCTGTTCAAGCATCAGCACAGCAAACAATTTCAGTAACTAGCGCAACAGGAATTGCAGTCGGGCAGCTAGTGGCTGGCAATGGGGCGCAAGTTTTGAACAGCGGTTCTGCGGTTGGGATTCGTGGCGACACATACGTTACTAACGTAGTTGGCACAACAATTACGATAAGCAATTCTGTGCAAGGCACTATCACTTCCGGTACGGCGGTATATTTTTACACTCCTGGCGGGCTTGGTGCGTACACAATGAGCGCCGCAGCTACAGCCACAACTACCGGCGTTTCGCTGACAAGTTCGGGGCAATATTTTGCTGGTGGCGGTGCGGGAGTCAGAGATTCATCTACCGCCGGTGATTTTTACCCTGGAGGCGCTGGCGGCGGTGGTGCTGGAGGCAATAATTCAGGCACAAAACTTAACGGTCAAAGTGGCGGCGTGAATACTGGTGGCGGTGGTGGTGGTAGTCGCGATGCAAATGGTGCTACTGGTGGTTCAGGAATTGTTGTAATTCGCTATTCAGATTCTTATCCTTTGGCGGCATCTACAACTGGCTCTCCCACGGTTACAACGGCTGGCGGCTATCGTGTGTACAAGTACACATCTTCTGGCACTATCACTTTTTAATCATGGCCCACTTTGCACAAGTTGAAAACGGAATTGTGATGCAGGTCATTGTGGCCGATCAAGATGTCATTGATTCTGGCGCGTTTGGCTCGGGATGGGTTCAGACCAGCTACAACACTCAGGGCGGGCAGCACTTAATGGGCGGCACGCCGCTCCGCAAGAACTACGCTGGCATCGGCTACACCTACGATGTTCAACGCGATGCGTTCATTCCCCCGCAGCCGTTTCCAAGCTGGACGCTAAATGAAGATTCCTGCCTATGGCAACCGCCAACACCAATGCCTGATGACGGCAAAATGTATGATTGGTACGAGGCAACATTGTCTTGGATTGAGGTGACACCATGAGCATCCCACGCAACTTATCCCAGCTTGCGGACAACTACGACCCAACGCTGAACGTGTTGACCAATGGGGCGAATGCGTCATCTAACGGCATCACGCTTAACGCCACCACGGTGTCGGTTAGTTATTCCATCCCAACAAGCTACAATGGCTTGTCCGCTGGCCCTGTGACGGTCAACGCCGGTATCACGGTGACCGTACAGTCTGGTTCAACCTGGGTTGTTGTATGACCGTAACTGCCAAAAATCTAGTGCCAGCCAAGTTTGTCGCGGCTACGCAGACAACGCAATACATTGCCAACAACGTCACGACCATCATTGACAAGTTCACGGCGACCAACATCAGCGCGTCCACGGCAACCATCAGCGTCAACTTGGTCACGCAGACCTACACGGCAGACGACAGCAATCTGATTGTGAAGGAAAAGTCGTTGGTGGCGGGCGAAACCTACATTTTTCCCGAGTTGGTGGGGCACATCTTGCCATCCGGCGGGTTTATCTCCACAATCGCCAGCGCGGCCAGCGCCATCAATATGCGCGTCAGCGGAAGGGAAGTGTCGTGATTAAGCATCATTTTTCTAGCGGCGTGTACGCCAAGGAAACACGCATACCTGCCAATAGCCAATTGGTGCAGCATATCCACAAGCATAGCCATTTATCCATATTGGCAAGCGGATCCATTGAATTGATTGTTGATAACGAAAAATCTGTGCTGCACGCGCCAGCTTGCATTAGTATTGCCGCAGGTAAGCACCACGGCGTAAAATCGCTAACAGATGTCGTTTGGTACTGCATCCATGCAACAGATTGCACGGATGAAAATGAAGTTGACGAAGTTCTTATAGCGCCTGCGAATATCGTTCAAGCGCAAAATATTGCTCTAGTTATGAGCGAAGGGGTTTGATATGCCGTGGATGATTGGAGCCGCAATTGTAGGGTCAACTTTATATAGCGCAAATCAAGCCAATAAAGCAGCGCAAGGTCAATCCGACGCTGCACTACAAGCCGCTGAAGCGCAATCCGCTGCGGCCCGTTATGCAGCAGATTTACAGCAAAAGCAGTACGAAGAAAACGTCCAGCGCCAGCAGCCGTTTTACCAAGCTGGTGTCAATGCATTGCCAGAATTGGTGCAAGCATCTCGCTATACGCCGTTTAGCATGGCGCAATTTCAAGAAGACCCAGGCTACGCTTTCCGATTGTCGGAAGGCCAGAAAGCGTTGGAGCGTTCAGCGGCTGCCCGTGGCGGTTTGATTTCTGGCAGCGCGATGAAAGCTGCTACCCGTTACGGTCAAGACATGGGTTCGCAAGAGTACACCAACGCTTTCAATCGTTATCAAGCTGAACGCCAAGCGCGTCTAGGCCCGCTGCAATCATTGACAGGAATGGGGCAAACTACAGCCCAACAGCTTGGGTCTGCGGGCCAAACAAACGCCACCAACATAGGCAACTACGGAATGGCAGGCGCAAACGCTACCGCCGAAGGCTACTTAGGCGCAGCCAATGCTAGGGCATCGGGTTACATGGGGACGGCCAACGCCATCAATAGCGGGTTGTCTAACTATCTTGGATATCAAAACAATCAACAGCAAAACAATTTGCTGAGTAGTTATCTTAATAGAAACGCAGGTGGCCCTACATCCATGCCTGGATATTACGGCGTTTCTGGCGCAGATTACATGGGCCGTTAAGGAACAATCATGCCCTTAGATACACGCATTGCACTTAGCGGCCAGCCTTTGCAGGTTCAGTTCCGCGACCCTATCGCCAGCTATAACCAGTTGGCGCAGCTAACGTCTGCCGACACGCAAAACCGTCTTGCACAGATGCAAATGCAAGAGCATGAGCAAATGGCTCCGTATCGGATGCAGGAAGCGCAGACTAAAGCGGCATCGGCCAAGCTAACATATGACCAAGCAAAACAAGCGCAGGATTTTATTACTAGCGTAATGACTAAGGCTGCGGAGCATCCAGAAGCGCCTCGAGACCCTATGGAAGCAGCGCAGCAAATGCTTATGCACCCTAATCCACAAGTGCAAGCTGTTGGCGGGCATTTGCTGGATGCATCACAAAAAGTAATGACATATAAACAGCAAGCGCAATTCTTGAAAGATCAATCTGGTGGCGAACCAGCGCCTGTCGCTGCTCCTGCTGTTGCGCCTAAAGCAGAAGCCGCGCCAGAAATGTTTGTGACTAAAGATAACACTGGCCGCGCACGATATGTAGTCAATGGTGTTGAAGTAAACCCAGAAGAATATCAAAGTGCAAAAGCAAATGTAGTAGTAAATCCTATCCCGTCTTTTGGTCAACAAACAAGGTTAATACAACCACAAGGTAATGCGCTTGCGCCGGCGGCTGTAACGGCACCTGTTGCTAATGCAATGGTTGCACCATCAGCAGCAGCGCCAACTACAGCTAATTTAATGTCTCAAATTACTTCTGGAGACAGAAAATATGGTGAGGCAAAAGGATGGTTGGCACAGCGTGCATTGCTAGTGGAGCAATTCAAAGAACTAGCAAAAAGCCCTTTGGCAAAAATTGATCCAAAAGACTATACGCCTGATTCGTTTGCCGCGTATATGCAAACAGGTGATGCATCTAAATTGCTTAAAGCAAAAGATGAACGCCTTGCGTTTGACCAAGCTAAATTTGAATGGGAAAAATCTAACCCTGGCAAAGAAATTAAAGAAGTTACACAAGGTGGTGTGGCTAGGTATTTTGCAATTGACAAACGAACAGGTGAAAGCACTCCCGTTACGATTGCTGGCGGCAAAATTCTTACCGGAACCGATATGGCTTCTCAACGCCTTGCATTTGACCAGGCTAAATTTGCATGGGAAAAGGCCAATCCTGGATATACCATCACGCAGCAAGAAGATGGTTCAGTAGTTGGCGTTAACAATAGAACTTTGCAATCCTATCCTGTTATTCTTAACGCAGGGCCGCCACCATCTCCTGCGCCGTTTACTGGTGTTGGCGGTGCAGCACCATCAGCCGGTGGTGGTCGTGGTTTAGTAGGCGTAACGGATAACCGTGTAATGCCTGGTGCACCTGCTGTAGCACCTGCTGGCGTTCCATTAAAAGGTAAAACTGCTGGACTTACCGAGTCTCAAGGTAACGCTACTGCGTTTGGCATGAGAATGAAACAGTCTCACGATTTGCTTACAAATCTTGAAAAATCAGGCACAACTGATACGGGGATTGCCCGAGGCGTGATAGGCGGCACTTTGGGGCTTACGCCATTGATTGGTGACAAATTGGATGATGCTACCGGCAACATCTTTAACGCTTTGCCAACGGTGCTAGGTGGCCTTAACGAGAAACAACAGCAAACAGTTAACGCACGCATTAATTTCATCACGGCTGTGTTGCGTAAAGAATCAGGCGCTTCAATTTCTCCAGGTGAATTTGCAACGGCAGAAAAGCTGTATTTTCCGAAACCAGGTGACCCAAAATCTGTGATTGAGCAAAAGCAAAGGGCGCGTGAACTTGCCATCCAAGCAATGAAAATTCAAGCTGGGCCAGGCGGTAAAAACATTGGTGCAACAGACGAATCTGATCCATTAGGATATTTTAAGAAGTAACATCATGCCAACTATTGCAGACATTCGACAAAAGTATCCGCAATATGCGGAAGTACCTGATGTGCAATTGGTAGATGCATTGCACGCGAAATTCTATTCCGATGTTCCTAAAAACGATTTTTATAAATTTGTTAATTTAAGTGGAGCAAGCCTAATCCCTGGAAGCATTACGGGTTTCCCCAAGCCTGCTGAACCTACGTTAAGCGACAAAATTCTAGGGGCGTTAGAAACTATTCCGGCTATGGCCTCAAGCGCCATAGCTATGCCTGTTTCTCTTTGGGGACAATTGGCAAGCGACATCTACGGCGGCAAAAAAGATGTCACTGAAGCTACTGCTAAAGGCATCCAGCAAGCGATGACCTACCAGCCGCGCACCGAAACAGGCCAGCAGCTAACTCAAGCGATTGGCGAGGCTACAAGCGGCATGGTTGGTGTTCCGATGGGGACATTGCAAGCCGCTGGTGCGCTTCGCGGTTCGGCTGTTAATCAGCTAAGAACAACCGTTCAACCAATGGTTGCACCAGTTAAAAATGCCATGTTGGCGGCAATTCCAAGCAGGCAACCTGCCGCTGTAATGCCAGGCATGGGTGCCGCTGAAACTTCAGCCGCTACGCTGCGTCAGGAACGAGCACAACGCTTTGGCATACCGCTAACCAAAGGCGAACAAGTGCCTGAGTTGGGCTTACAGCAATTTGAGTCTGACATTGTTAAGCAAATGGCTCAAAAAAATCCAGAACTTGTAAAACCTTTAATTGATTTCAAAACGGCTCAAAGCAAAGCTATTGTTGATCAGATTGAAAAACTTGCGGGGCAAACTGGCGCTGAAGTTGCTGACCCAGCGAATGCTAGACAAGTCGGCATTATTGTTGACAAAGCTATGGTCAATGAATACGCAAAAAAGTTTGATGCTTACAAAGCAAAATACAACAAAGCAGACACTGCTGGCGAAACATTGCAAGAAGTTCCATATCAGGATTTAGTTGATTACATTAACAAGCAAACGCCAACCACTAGGGAATCATTAGCGCCAATTTTGAAAGATACATTGGAGCAATTGAAAATTAACGACCCTAATGGTACAGGCGCAATTTCTATTCGTGCGCTTGATGACATTTATCAAAACATCAACAAAAAAGTGGAATTTGGCACTCCTAATTCCACTTACGGGAAAGAATTAAAAACGCTAATCAATCAAACGACTGAAGGCGCTGGTGGTGATTTGTACCGTGAAGCGAGGAAAGCGCGGGAGCAGCTTGCCAATGATTTTGAAAACAATCATCGTGTAGCCAAGCTGCTTGACACTAAAGGAAAATATGCTGACCGTGCTGTAGCATTAGACGATGTGTTTAAGCACATTGTTTTGGATGGCAGTTTGGAAGAAATGCGTACTGTCACTAAGCTGCTAAAGAAAGCAGGCCCAGATGGACAGCAAGCATATGCTGAGTTGCAAGGCCAGACTGTGCAATATCTTAAAGACCAATTGACAAAAAACGCATCAGGTCAATTATCATTTCCTAAGTTGAAAGCAGCAATTGAAGGTCTAGACCGTGAAGGTAAGCTGGACTATATGTTTGGGAAAACTGGCCGCGACACTTTGGTGGATTTGAAGCAGACAGTACAGGATGCATTGGTCAAAGACCCTCGCGCTATTAACACTTCAAACACTGGAAATGTTATTTTGCGTGGACTTGATAATTTGGTAAAAATTCGTTTTCCAGGTGCTGCAAATGCCCGTGAAATGGCTCAAAACATTGCGATTAAAAGAAAAATTGCTGAGTCTGTGAATTACAACGCGCTGGCTCCTAATGCTAAACCTGGAACAGTCAACAACCTACGGCCCTAAAATGGAACAGCAACTACTCAATATCTTGTTCGGCGCGGCTTTGGCTGTTGCTGGATGGTTCGCCCGCGAACTGTGGTCTGCGGTGCAAGACCTTAAAGCTGACTTGGCTAAACTACCGCTGTTCTACGTCGCGCGGCAGGACTACCGCGATGACATGAGAGAAGTCAAAGATTTGCTGAGTAAGATTTTTGACCGGCTGGACAACAAACAAGACAAGGGCTAACGATGGCACAACTTACCCCATCCCCCAAGCAGCAAATCTTTGGCACTGACGGCCTGCCGCTGGTCGGCGGGAAGATTTACACCTACGCTGCGGGCACGTCCACGCCGATTGCAACCTACACGGATTTTGGTGCGGGTACGGCTAACACCAACCCCATCATCTTGGACTCTTACGGCCAAGCAAACATCTGGCTACTCAGCACCTACAGCTACAAGTTTGTGGTCAAGGATTCTGCGGATGTGCTGCTGTACACGGTGGACAACATCACGGTGCCCGCTGACCTGAGCAGCTTTGCATCTCCACCGCCCATCGGCAGCACCACGCCCAACACTGGCGCGTTCACTACGCTGTCGGCCACCAGCATGACGCTAACGGGCACCGGTGCCAGCAAGCTGAACGTAGGCTCTACCGCGCAGCGCCCTACAGCCGTTACAGGCATGGTTCGCTACAATTCCACCACGGCCAAGTTTGAGGGCTACGGAGCGTCTGCCTGGGGTGCTTTGGGCGGCGGTGCAACAGGCGGCGGTGCTGACCAAATCTTTATTGAGAACGGCCAGACAGTCACCGTGGATTACAGCATCACTAGCGGCAACAACGCAGGCACATTTGGGCCTGTGACTGTAGCCACCGGCATCACCGTGACCGTGCCTACCGGTTCCACTTGGTCTATTGTTTAAGGAGAACCCATGAGTTCAGTCGCAATCCAAGGCAACGCAGCGGGGGTTGGTGTCTTCACCGTAGCGTCGCCTAACAGTGGCAGCAGCTACACGCTGACACTACCTACGGCCACCGGCACCGCACTAACTGATGCAGGCGCTCTTGTCATCTCTCCTACTGGTGCAACCGGTTACGCCACAGGCGCTGGCGGTACGGTAACGCAAGCCACTTCGCGCACTACCGGCGTGACCTTGAACAAGCCCACCGGCGCAATTACCATGTTTTCGGCAGCGGGATCAGCAGTGGCGGCCACATTTACCGTTACGAATTCTCAGGTGGCGGCTACCGATAACATTATTGTTAATCAAAAATCAGGCACCAACCTGTACATTTTGCTGGTGACCGCAGTGGCGGCAGGCAGCTTCAACATCACTTTCTACACCACAGGCGGAATTGCAACCGACGCGCCGGTGATTAACTTCTCGGTGATTAAAGGAGTGGCAGCATGACCGCTGTAATTTCGGGCACAAACGGGCTGCTTCAGTCCTACGACTACCAAGCCCCAAGCACGGGCTTTAGCTACACGTTCGCTGCTGGCACTCAGGTTTTGGTGATGAACCCCGCTGCCACGCTAGCAACCGGATTTATCACAATGCCTGCCTCGCCTGCGGATGGGATGACCATCACGTTCAGCAGCAGCCAACAGATTACGGCGTTGACTCTTAGCGGAAATACTGGTCAGTCAATTGTTGGCGCGGTAACGTCCATGTCGCCTAAATCGGGTGTGACCTATGTTTACCGCTTGGCAAACACCACTTGGTATCCTACGGTGACTGTGCCTTTCTACAGCATGGTGCGGCTAAACACCGGAAACGGGCAAGGATCCACAAACACCGCTGTTCACAGATTTACTACAACAGTTACAAATCAAGGTTCGGACATTACCTACGCCGACAGCGCAACTCTAGGTGGTAGCTTTACCATCAACACATCAGGCATTTATGCGGTGTCATTTTCTGGTACGGCAGCAGCAGCCAGCACCCAAGGTATTACCTTAAATTGCACGCAACTATCAACAGCAATTGCTTCTTTGACTAACGTATCTGAAGTTTTGTCAATTTCATATTCTTCAACTTCAAATGCAGCCGCTACAAGTAGCTGGACAGGATATTTACCTGCTACTTCAATTGTCAGAGCGCAGGGCGGTGTTTCTCAATCGTTGTCCACGCCCGCTGCTCAATTCACTATCGTAAGGGTTTCATAATCATGGCAACCACAATTAGCGGAACATCCGGGGTCACATTCCCTGCTGGCGGCGTTGGCAATCCTGCGGGTGCTGTGGTCGGTACGACTGACACGCAGACACTGACCAATAAGACGCTTACCTCAAGCGGCAGCGTTTTGGTTTCTGTGGCTTCTTCTACATTGGGTTATTCAACTGGTGTCGGTGGTGCTGTTACTCAGTTAACAAACAAGTCAACAGCGGTAACGCTAAACACTTCAACAGGTCAAATCACAACAAACAATGCTTCTTTGGCTACGGTGACCAATGTGCGTTTTCAAGTTAACAATTCAATTGTTGCAGCGACCGACACGGTTATTGTGAATTTGGCAAGTGGCTTTGCTACAGGCTCCACTTATCAGGCATGGGTTGATGGAGTTGCGGCAGGTTCATTTTCAATTACGCTTCGCAACATCAGCGGCGGTTCGTTATCTGAAGCAATTGTTATCAATTTTTCAGTTATCAAAGGCGTTGCCGCTTAGACCAATGTGCGCTGGCTCATCCCGCTATTCATTCTGTCGCTGGTCTACGGTGCGACAGCCAAGCGCGAGTGCAGCGTCAGCGAATTCGTAAGCGTTGCGTACAGCAACAACGACCCAAAGGAACGCCGTGACCGAATTCTTGAATGGCTGGGTGACTCGGGCCAAGTTTGCACTAAAGAGCAGTTGGGACTCATTTACGCAAATCTGGCGCAGGTTTTAGGTTCGTCGGATACCATGCAAATCAGAGCAAAGATTGAGCAGCTATATGAACGAGCAAAATGAATCCTGGTTAGCGCGGAACATCCAGCCGGTGACGGTTGCATTCCTGCTGTTTTCCTACTTCTTCTTTGCGCTGCTGTCGGTGTTCAATCTGGAAACACGCGGCGCTTACGTTGACCTGCTTGGGCAGGCCATGATTATCGTCATCACCGCCATCTTTGCTGGCAAGACCGCCGAAAAGATTGT